CTTCCGATCTGCATCAGCTTGGCGTCTTCGCGGAATGTGCCGTCGCCTTGCGGGATGGATAGCAATCGGATCAGTTGTCCGCCGCGGTGGTCTTTCTTCATGGTAGCGCCGGCGAAGCGGCCTACGTCCTCAAGGCTACCCGGCGCACAGTTGGCACGGGCTTGTGCTGCGGTGCAATAAAACTGCTCCAGCTTAAACTCGACCTGAAGGACATACCAGAATATCAGGCGCTCAAACGCTGCGTTGTGCGCGTACACCAGCCCCTTGTGATCGCGCACGGCTTGCGGGAAAGGCTCACCGGGTAGCCACGTCCGCACGTCTTCGTCATCAAATGCGTATGACATACACAACACGTCCGTGCTGGCGTCCTGCGCGTAGTTGTACACGCCGCGGCTGCGTAAATCGCAACGGCTGCGCGTCTCAAAGTCAACCCAAAGAATGCTCATCCTAACTTACTCGCACTGTTGGTGGATTCTATCCGCTCGGTCAAAATAATTGCGCGCGTTTCTTTGCTTTTTGGTTGGTATGTACCTTTCCACGCGCTGTCTATGCCAATGTTACGTGCTACATTAGTACTGTCCGCGCTGGCTAACGGTAACTTTGAAAAGATAGCCGGATTCAGCATCCGCAACCCATGTAACTTGCACACGGGACGGTCGTTGCCATCACATATCGCGCCAATGGCCTGCGTAGCGCGACCCAAAAACCGCCGTGGCGTAGACACATCCCACTCGCCGCTCGACCCTATGCACACACGCGGCCATTCCTTCGCAAGGCGGCGTAGACGCTCAACACTTTCGTTTATGTGCCAGACTACGGCGCCTTGATGTCTTGGAAAAGGCCACTTAGCGGCAAGCTGGTCGTTTTCCTCCTCGCTGCCCTCAATCACATCGGGGATAACAGCAAAGTCAAAACCGGGGTGGTTACGCCAGTTGTCTACCCATGCGTAGTAGTCGGGCCAATGCACGCCGCCGCCTTGCTTCCAAAACGTAAACGCGCCGTTGTCCAGAGCAAACGACTGAGAAATTTCTGCGGCCAAATTCATCTGCTGGGTTGCAGCAAATGATATGAACGCATGGCGCGCAGTCCACACTTTGATCGCGCATGGATCAGGCGTAATAGGGCCACCATGATAATGGATCATTCCTTGCACCACTTCGCGTAAATACCTTCCAACGGACGGCTCATGTCAACAGCGGCGGCGCGGAGATCAAGACCAATCTTTTCTGCAAGGTTCTCGCCTAAAGAAAACTCATCTGGCAAGAGTTTGTGGTCAAACCTTTCCAAATATTCAAATAGCATCCTTTTCCTGCAGTCTGCGTCTAAAAGGACATCGCCGTTGGCGTGATACCAAACAACAACTTGCCATGTATGGCCGTGCAACTTGCCGTCATGGCTGTAATGTGCGGCGGATATGATTCCGCTAACACCTGTCATTTTCATTACCGTACTCCCCAAAACTTATGTGCTTGGATATTGACGCGCCAACGGTCATCAATTTTTACATAGTTTATGGCAGCTTCCATGTTTCTTTCGGTATAGGGGCCGTCTTTGGGTGAAAGCCACAAGTGCTTTGCCCTTACCGCGCTACGCGCTATGTCTGGCAGCATACCCTGCTGGGGAAATACTAATTTTAGTTCATCAGCCTCACAAACAACAATATTTGTATTGGCTTTAGGGCTGACGCAAACCCAATCAAGACACTGTGGTATGGGTAAAGTCCCATTAGTTTCTATAGCCACGAACTTATTGCGGCGTTGTAAAGCGCGAACCAGTTCATGACCTAACTGTAGGGCTGGCTCTCCACCCGTAAAGATAACCATACCGGGGTATTTTACACACTCAGCAACAATCTCTTCTTGCGTCATACGCTTGCCGCCAACAAAGTCAGTATCGCAGAACTGACAGATAGCCTTGTCTCTATCTTGCTCTCTACCAGACCAAAGGTTGCAGCCAGCAAAGCGGACAAAGATTGCGGCTCTCCCCATGTGAAAGCCTTCACCCTGCACGGAATGAAAAATCTCTTTTATTTTATATACCATAGAAGTTCTCACTCTTCTGCTACTCGCCGAGGGCATGGTGGATACGCCCTCGGCTTTCACACCACTTAGGCTACGCGACGCCGGCGACGCGCACCTTCAGCGGCTTCAGGCTCAGCGGCGGTTTCCGGTACCGCTTCCTCTGGTTCAGCTACCGTATTAGTGTCCATAGACACCCAATCGGTAATCTCAAAGATAGGCGTAAAAATACGCCCGTAGGTCTTGTGCTGGTAATGCTCAGTCTTCAGTTCGAGCAATGGCACAGGCTTGTTCTGGTCTTTGTCAACCTGATCAGCGATGGCAACCGCCAACGCCTGCACGGCGCGCTTGCCGCCGACTGACGTAGCCGTGAAGCGTGCCTGCATATCCTTGTCTTCGCCATTTGTGCAAACGAGCATCATGCCCACTTGCATTTCCCAGCCGCGCGTCGCGCCTGCTGGTGCTGGGTCTAACTCTGGTAGCGGTTCCGACACTGGAACCAGCTTCTCAGCCAAGACTTCGCCGTTGCCCCACGCAATGTAGCCGTGGACAAACGAGAACGGGTTAGCGGCCCACAGGCTGCCTTCCTCGACTTCGGTCTGGTCTGCACCGAAAACCCAATGGCCTGTCTTGTCCATCTTCAGAATGACTGTGCCGCCGGGAGCGACTTCAGACTGAATGGAACGCAAAGCGCCAGAGAGCGATTGTACTGACGGCAAGTTAGCGCCGCCAAAAGTAGTGATATTTGACATTGTATTGTACCTTTTCTGTTACTGTATTTTAGACATAGCTTTGGTAAGCATCTGTCCGATCTGCAAGACCGCTGGCCGAGAATCACTTTCCGGCGCAAGGGTAGAGCCACTGGAGACAGCGACGATTAAGTCCGCTGGCAATTCTATCTTGGCTTTCTTCAAAGCCTTTTCCGCTTGTGCAGGCGACAAGGGCTTAGGATCAGCCCATGCTTCTACACCAGCAGCGGACATGAAAGCTACAGCTTTATCTTCGTTTGTCCACTGCCGTGTTGCGCGCTTGTTGACCAGCTTCCAGCCGGGGACTTTTGCCCCGCTTTCCAGAAGCCCATGCGCCAACTGCTGTAAATCCTTAATGAACGCCTCGACCAGCGGCGCCTGTTCCAGATAGTGCGCTATCTGATCCATTGGCAGCGCATCGACCTTGACCTTCAGCGCGCGGTCTACAGCGCCGGTCATGACAGGGCAGACAGGCTTGGCCGCGCACCACTTGCAATGGTCGCCGGATGCCAACGGCGCGTCTGGGCGCATGGCAATCTTGACGGCAGCGGCAAGTTCCTTCTCAAACGCGTCAACGCGGTCTAGCGTTGTCACCCACCGCTTAACGTAAGGCGGCTGGACAATGATTAGTTCTACTTCTTTGGCTCCGTCGAAAGCCCACGCCGTTTCCGCCGTTCGCCTAGACGCCGCAGCGTAGAAGAGTAATTGGGCGTTTTCGGTGGCTTCAACAGCCACACCATCGCCAAATTTCCAATCCAGAACAATCGCTCTATCACCAAGGCGACCAAGAAGATCGGTAGAACCAAAAACGTTAGGCAAATAATCACCAAAACCAACCCTGCTTTCAACAGCATATTCCATCTCCCCCTGCGGGTCTATCTCGTCCAGCGCGCGCAGCGCCACTATCAGCTTGTCCTCGATTAACGCTTCGGTCAACTCTACGTCTTCGTAACGCAGACCAAGCAATTTGTACGGGTCAACGTCGCGTTCTAGTATAGTTGCAATGCTGTCGTGCAGGAGCGTGCCTTCGTCGGCGTAGCTGCTGCTGGGCTTTGGCGGCATCGTGTCCACCAGCGCCACGCTGCCTGGGCAGGCTATGACGCGCTTGGCGGTTGAACCGCCGACTATCTTACTATGTTTCATATTGCACCTCACTTTACTGTTTGAGTAACCACCATAGACTGCAACATTTTTTAATGCAAGCCTTGAAATGCAAAAAATTTTGTAGTAGCCTTCTTGCATGACTGAGAAAGAAATAGAGCGGTACTTCTGTAAACGTGTGCGGGCGCTAGGCGGTTTTGCCTACAAGTTCCGCAGCGTCACGCAAGTTGGCGTTGCCGACCGCATAGCTTGTATGCCTAACGGCGAGGCTTGGTTTGTAGAAATCAAGCAGCCTAACGGACGCCTGTCTGCGTTGCAGCGTATCTTTTCAGATGAGATGGCACACACCAAGCAGCACTACGCGTGTCTGTGGTCGATAGAGGACATAGACGCATGGCTCAAACGTTTCAGTTAAGACCGTACCAACAGCAGGCGGCGACGTTCCTGTACGAACGTGACCGCGCCATGATCCTTGCGCCTGTCGGTGCTGGCAAGACGGCCATTACCTTGACGGCGATGGATGAGATGCTGCGCGATGGCATCGTCAACCGCTGGCTGGTGGTGGCGCCGAAGCGTGTCTGCACTGACGTGTGGCCGGTGGAAGCGCCGAAGTGGTCTAGCCTTACGCCCGCGGTGGCTGTCGGTACACCCGCGCAGCGCGCAGCCGCAATGGACAGCGGCGCCAGCGTTGTAGTTAGCAATTATGATAACTTGGACAAGCTAAAGGACTTATCAAGTTTCGATGGAGTGGTGTTTGACGAACTGACGCGGCTGAAGAACCCGTCAGGCAAACGCTATAAAGCTTTGGAGAAAATCATGTTTTCTATGAGAATACGTTGGGGGTTGACAGGTTCGTTTACGTCGAACGGGTTGGAGGATGTCTTCGGCCAGTGCAAGATCATTGACCAAGGGCTGCTGGGCCGCGCCAAGGGTGCGTTCATGCAGCAGTATTTCATCTGCACCAACCG